TCTTGGGGCTACCGCTATTAAAATTTGTGACTCCCTTGCTAGGACTCTATACATATGTAAAGAGATATAACCTCGGCCTCCGGTATGCATCTCCTTCCAAAGGAAAAGCAATCAGGACAATCTCACGATGATCTTGGGGCTACCGCTATTAAAATTTGTGACTCCCTTGCTAGGACTCTATACATATGTAAAGAGATATAACCTCGGCCTCCGCCGAACTGTTATACAACCTAGTCATGGTTCATAAATTTTATTCGGCGGATAGCCCGGTCGCCTTTCGACGCCTACCTCGGCCACAGAGGTATATTTTATTTAAGTATTTGATATTTATAGTGTATAATACTCATACACATCACCCTACATTTATCTACGCCGTAGGTGGCGAATTTTCCCAATACATGGGGGGTAAACCAGTGAAGAAATAAACTTGAAAGTCTTCACCTGCCGCTACATAAAAATGTATAGCAGTGGTTAAGTTTGGCAGTGAATTAGCTGTATAACGAAATCCTTCAGTATTAATTCTACCACCCACATCATCGGTTGTCCAATTCTCTGTCTTACCAGGCGAAAATCGGTACCGCGAGTAAAATGGAATTTCAAACTCCAGTGCTTCATTTATATTACTTACAGCCCATGCTCCACCCTCAACACCTGTGGGTTTCTGCTGCCTTCCAAATGTTGTACCAGGAGATGAATATATAGATGCTCTACCTAATTTCGCATTTGAAGTATATGTTGGCGTTGAATAATTAACATAATCATAGCCATATGGTACATCGGCTAAACGAGTCACAGTTGATGTAATACGTGTTGTTTCACTACGATATCCATCTGGCATAGCTTTATATCTGATAGATCCTCTCCATCCAGAAAAAGCATATGTAACCCAATGTAACATAACCGTATTACAGTAATTATATGGTGCAGCTGCACTTGTAACTTGCACTGCTCCAGCAACATTACCACGTAAATATGGGAACATATATTGTGTTAAAGAAATCAAAGTAGATATTGTATCACCAAACACAATTGGAGTAAAATGATTATATCGTTTTAAAACTGATCTAAAAGACTTTATACTCTCACCCGTGAACACTAAATTCATATTCTTATGGTTATCATAACGATCACCTAAAGATGTTGAAATTTGCTGCACAGGTGCATCTTTCTCCTGAGTATTCTCAGATTCCGCGACTTCCAAACCTGATTGTGGTTGAAACACAAATTCCTGAAAACGTGCATCTGGAACAAATACTTCAAAGTCATCATCCATTGATACAAAAACATTTACTTCAATACTATTATCAACAGCTGAATTCGGTGTAGTCAATTCGTTAACCACATACACACCAATAACACCATTACCTTGTTCTTTGGATGTATACGTAGTTGAACTATATAATTGAGTAACACTTTCTTCACCAGGAAAATGACGTGTCAACAATGTATATTCTTGTCCATTGGATACTGATATAGTAAAATCACTCTTCTCAGAAATATCAACAATTTCCAAGTAATTCGTGTTATACTCATTTGATGCTAACCAATTTGGATCATACACAATTTTAACTCTACCTTTATGAAAAGCTGATGCTACGAACTGAAACCTAAATTTCATTGTTCCAGTCCAATATTCAAAAGGCATAGCTGCCATGGCACAAGCCGGAAAATGATAAGATTTTGTTGATCCTGATCCATTTTCAGCCCATGTCACTGGCGATACACGTGCATTCCATAACAATGTTTCCGGTGCTGTACCTATATTCCAATCAAACGTTGTCAAATATGATTCGCGCTTTGCTATGTCTGTTATCACTAATGAATCTTGTGAACCCAAACCTGCAATGCGTGGATCAATAGTTAGTTCCTGTTTATCATCTAAAGTCAATTTCTGTACCGTATCAGGTACTGTTGTTAAAGATAAACTAGACACGACTGTTGGTCGGTATGGCATTGGATTAGCCGTCATAGGAGGTCTGGCATAACCTAATGCTTTGGCAGCTCCTGCTACACCTGCAGCTAATTCTGCTGTTGCTCGTGCATATGGTCCTAACCATGGTACCACACCTAATTTGCCTGCTAAATTGGATAAAGCTGTAGCAGGACCGGATATAAATCCCTTATTATTTGCTTCCTCAATCTCTTCCTTACCGGATTGAGGTGACAGAGTTGATGATTCTCTAGACGTCAATACATTAATATTAACATCTTCTGCCCATGCAAACACACTAATAGTTACTTGATCTGATGCACCATTAGCATGTTTTAAAGGATTTATACTCCTGATAGTGAGCGCGCCCATATCTTGCCAATTTGAATCTGGTATAGATAAGTTATTCTTATGGTAAAAGAAAGGTAGACACATCTCACCACCTCTGGATAATGTTGGATCCAGATATAGATGTGGTTGTTGAGAAGCTTGTACAATTGTCTCAGGTATTAGTGCAATGTTCTGTGACAATTGATCGAACGATGATAGAGGTAAATATGAAGCTATAGCTCTACCATATTGAAAACCATTACCATTAATTACTACTTTTATACATAGTTTACAACGTAATAAATGATAATTGGCAATACGATTAGCAACTCGTGGATTTTCAAAATATAAAGTCCAAGGATTAAATGAATCGAACATAGTAGTTCCAGTTCCCCATTCAATTTCTCGGATCTTTATTGGTCTTGAGAAGAAGTTACCCAGTTCAGCGTCATTTGAATCTTGACCTTTACGAGTTTCATCTATCTCAGATTCAACGTGGTATGTGTAATGCTCACGTTGATCAGAAAAGCGTATATTTTGACTACGCTCATTCTGGAGGGTACTAACTGACATGCCAGATTCATACCCACTTTGTACTTTACATAATGATTGATAATTTATATTGATATTATTATTAGTAATCCATTTATGTACAGACTATTGACCGGATTAGGTCGAATAGAACGAAGTATTTACATTTGGGCAGGGTT